TTACGCATCCTCTTTTATCTCTCCCATATAGTAAAAGCCTCTGCACTCATCAAGCTTCACATTGTAGATATTTCCAATCATATCCTCGGTACCCGGAAAATGTACGATTGAATTATTGTCCATACGTCCGGTCACATAGCCATCCTTCTGGTCATCCATCTCCTCTGCAAGTACCGGCACCACTTTGCCCTCATAGCATTTTGCCTTTTCTGATGAGATAGTCTGAACCTCCTTTAAGAGCCTGTCAAACCTGTCCTTAACCACATCATCCGGCACCTGATTCTCCATGGTAGCTGCGCGTGTGCCTGTTCTCTTTGAGTAAATAAATGTAAAAGCACTGTCATATCTGACCTGCTTAACAACATCCATTGTCTCAAGGAAATCCTCCTCAGTCTCTCCCGGGAAGCCCACAATGATATCAGTTGTGATTGCAATATCAGGAATCTGCTCACGAAGTCTCTTTACCTCGTCGAGATATTTTTCCTTGTCATAGTGCCTGTTCATCTCCTTAAGCACCCTTGAGCTACCTGACTGAAGCGGCAGATGCATATGCTTGCACACCTTGTCGCACTCCTTTATCGCCATAATCAGGTCATCTGATAAATCCTTTGGATGAGATGTCATAAAACGAATCCTCTTAAGTCCCTCAATCTTATTAACCTCGCGAAGAAGCTCTGCAAAGGTTATAGGATTGTCAAGAGTTTTACCGTATGAGTTGACATTCTGTCCAAGAAGCATTATCTCGCACACTCCGTCTGCAACAAGCTTTTCTATCTCTCTTATGATATCCTTAGGCTCCCTGCTTCTCTCACGTCCTCTTACATATGGCACGATACAGTAGCTGCAGAAATTGTTGCAGCCAAACATGATATTGACACCTGATTTGAAAGAGAACTTTCTCTTCACCGGCAGATCTTCGACAATCTGATTGGTATCCTTCCATATGTCAATCACCTGTGAGCCAGACTCGATATTGTTGCACAAAATCTCTGCAAACTTGAATATATTGTGGGTTCCGAATACGATATCTACAAACTTATAGTGCTTTTTGATATTTTCAACAACCTCCGGCTCCTGCATCATGCAACCGCAGAGAGCAATCTTCATCAGAGGATTCTTTTTCTTGTAGTTCTGCAGATACCCAAGTCTGCCGTACACCTTGTTGTTAGCATTCTCACGTACGGTACAGGTGTTGTATACAATAAAATCCGAGTGCTCATCATTTCCTTCCACGTAGCCTATCTGCTCGAGTATTCCGACAAGTTTTTCTGAGTCGCGGGCATTCATCTGACACCCGAAGGTCTTTAAAAACAAGGTTAGTGGTCTTCCCAGTTCTTCGGACTTTTTCTTGACATACTGCCTAGCCTTTGCCATGTAGTAGTACTGTCTCTCAGGCTCGTGGGTTGGCGGTGTCTGGGTGATATCTATGTCATCTAAGTTAATCATGTGTTTTTCCTCTCTTAATTAATCTCATGTGAGTATAGCACATTCATTCGATGTTTTGCAACAAATCATTGTCAATCAGACAATTAATGTATTCATTCACGCTCATGCCTCTCTTGGAGGCAGCGCTTTTGATTTTTTCTTTTTTTCCCGCTTTCATTGTCAGGTTGATTCTATCATATTTTTCTTTGATATATTTATTAATGTACTGGTTTTGATTAAACTCACTCATATTATTTGTTCCTCTTTTCGTTTACGATGTATATTATAACTAAGATGTCGAATATTATCTGACTAACTAAAAATAATGTTTCCATTTTACTACCTCCATTGACTTTTTCGTATTTTCGTAGTAAGTTGAGAGTGTGGGGAGCTTTCCGCTCCCCTTTTACTCAACTGTTTGTTGGTTACTTGTTGAGTATTAAGTTTAGCAATTGTAAAACGCTTATTATCAGATTTATAATTGCTGTGGCAAGAATGATGTTTTGAAGGGCTTCATTCTTGCCTTTTTCTTTTGTCGTTTCTTTTTCTTACTCACTTGTCTTACCTCCTTACATGATTATAATACCACATTATGCGCATAATGTCAATAGTATTTTGCGCATAATGTTATTTTAAAATAAAAAAATAGGACATCCATCAATCTGACAGATGCCCTATGTGATAATAATTATTTAATTTATTGAGTCGGTCGGCAGCTCATTGGTATACTTTGATAGTGCCTTTTTAACTGTGCGCCACACCTTTTCTGACCTCTTCACTTTCCAAGTAGTAGTCAATATCGCCCTTCCAGCTCTCATCACTCGGCTTGGCCGGTGCGGGTGCAGGCTGGCTTGTTGCTGTTGTATCTTTTTCTCCAGGCTCCACGTATAAGAGGCTGGCATCCGTGCTGTTATTGAGCCCGGAGCAGGTGAATGCACTGGTGTACTGCCATCCGTACAGGCTGTGTGCAATAGCAGGCTTCTTGGCATCGTTCGGATCGTCTCCGATAGTCATTCCTTTTGTTGATGGATAGCGGGCCATCCAAATTGCATTTGCGTATAACTTTTATTTCTCAAACACGCTAACATACTTGCTTGATGCTGTAATGTATAATCCTGACTTAAGCTTATACATACTACCGCTTCCAACCTTGATAGGTCCCTGAATCACAGTAAATACCTCGTTCTTCTTTACTGTTCCTGCTGCCGCAGATGCATCCCATGATGGTGATTTTCTCACAGTCAGTCCATCAGCTCCATCATATATCACCTTAACATACTTCTGTTTTGCTGGAGTAACAGATGGTGCCTGTGGCTTTGGTGCTGCTGGGGCAACATAGTCAGCAAGCGCATATGCTATCGCATTGCACACATCATCAAATTTATTTTTGTAATTTGATGCATCCGGATCATTTACAAAGCATACCTCTATCAACATAGATTTCGCTTTTGTCCTATGGACTACATACAATCCTGATCCATCCTTTACACCACGATTATTAAATCCCAGTGCTGAGATATGTTCACATACCTCAATGGCATCCTGGTACTGTCTGCCCTTGTAAGTATACACCTCTACTCCTTTTCCCTGCTTAGCTGCATCGTTGTTAAAATGAATGGAGATAAACCAATCAAGGGTATCCTGATTAGCAAGTGCTACCGCCTGTTTAAGATAAGCGGACTGTGATGCTGCCTTATCGATCGTACATGGTACTACTGTTACTCCCATACTTTTAAAGATTTCTGTAAGCCTTGCTACTACTTTACGTGTCTCCTGTGACTCAACGATCACTCCACTTGTACCGTATCCCGGTCCTGAAATTGTGTGTCCTGCATTTAATCCTATTCTCATTTATTTGTCCTCGCTTTCTTTCTGATCTGCAATATGTTCTGTCTGTGATTTGATATTTTTAACCAAAGGAATAAGAAACCCCGGTATTGATGTACCTATGTCTACGATATTTTCTAAAATCGAAATAAGCTCATTGCAAATAATCCATATATCTACTATATTTGCCACTAAAAAATTAATCGGAATATTAACTCCAATCGTATGTGTAGCATACAAAAGAAGCTGATCTAATATAGCTCCAACTACTACAAGCAGCCACATCGAGACCTTTTTCTTGATACCCTTTATGCTACGATACGAGCTGATACCTCCGTCCGGACGGTTCTTTGCCGCCATGAGACCTGTTGCATAATCGATGATGTTGCAAAGGACCATAAGTAGTACCGGAACATACAGTGTTCCTAATAATGCTGACAGGAGAGCTGCTATTGCAGTTACCACTCCTTTAATTGTGTTAATGTTGTTCATAAGCTTGCGCCCCTTTCTTTATATTATAAGAGCCGGCACCTCATTTGGTGTCGGCTCCTAGGCTCTATTTGTTAGTTACATATTAAATTTTATATTTTCTATCTCGCTCCCTAACCAGAGTTTAAGTAGCTTAACAAATGGCAAAATAACTATTAAAAATGATATTATGGGAACAATGATTGGTAAGATATGTTTTATATATTACAAACATATTATCAGTGGTGTTGTAAAAAATAAGGAATATTTCCTAGAAAATGTAACTAATCTCGGATTACCATTGCCATTAATGAAGCCTGATTTCCCGACTTTAACATCTCCAATGTTTATGGTGGCTGGTGATTGGAGTACCCCTACTGCCGCAATAGCCGCATTACAATTAAAAGCTGATGGTACATTATCATGGGTATCATCACATGGACATACAGAACCTCTTACTTACATGGGATTCATTGCATATATTGCAAAATAATTATTAGTCATGATAAAATAGTATATAATTTACTCTAATATTACAACTAGCGGTTACTTTATCTTTCCATACGACATAGATACCAGTTGTTGTGATTGTTGGCGATTCAAGATGCCCTGAAAATGCTGCACCATCACCGTTTGTAATTGATACACAAAGATTATCGAAATTGAATGTTGATGAAGATAATCCTAGTGCAGAAATAACATCATTTTTTGACAATAGTAAACATGAGTTATTTCCCGGTAAAATTTCAAGTATTTTGGTACTCATCTTCATGATGGAAATATTCCCTAAACTATTTAATTTATTAAGATCTGTCTTTAGATTACCTAAACTCTGGTTTAATGCACTTATAGCTCCAGTACACGTTCCATCCCCTATCTTGGATATGTCCGTTTTTCCTATCCGCTTTGTGATAAAATACTTTAATCCTGTAAGATCCAAATATTTTGCCATTTTTTCTCCTTCTTTCTATGCAAATGCCGCATCTATTTCACTATTGGTTATTGCAACCATATCCGACTGCTTTATATAGCTGCTTAGGTCAATTTCTCTTGTACCTAATTTTTCATACTTATTGTTAATCCATAAATATTCATCATACACATTCTGTCCTCTTCCAGAATTGGCAATTAAATAAAACGTTCCCTTAACGCCTGTTGATGGCAATGTCTGCACTACTTGAAAATCCAATTTAGTAATACCGGCCATCGCTGTTGAAATGGCCGATGTTACAAATGCTGTTGATGCGGCCTGAGTATTATTTGTACCAGCTGATGCTGTTGGCACTTTAGGTGTACCAGTAAAAGACGGACTCGCTATAGGTGCTTTCTTAGTTAGCTCAGCCTGTACTGCCTTGTTTTGTACCGGGTTTGTTGAAGTGTTACTCAGTTCACTATCTGCTGTTGTCTTATTTGCACCTTCCGCTATTCCATCAAGCTTTTTCTTATCACTTACTGACATAAGACCATGTGCAGTCTGTGTTGCATCAGAATAAGTTGTATTTGTCGGTGTTCCATATGTACCATCCCCTCGTAAATACTTTCCCTGATCGCCAGCTGCAGGTGCAGGTACCAATCCTGACGTTCCAGCTGCTGAAGCTGTTGCACCTTTCATAACAGCATACGTTGTATTTTCTTTCGGTGGTGTATATCCAAGTGCTTTTATTACATTATCACTTGTAAGCTCTCCTCTGATAGTTTGTGATGATTTGTTTTCAACATTGCCTAATCCGATTTCTTCCTTTGAATGTGTGTGTCCTTTATCACTTTTATCTTCCAATAGAGTTTTAATTTTACTAATGATGTATACCGCACCTGTAAGATTTAAATATTTATTTTCCATAGTTCTCCTTTCTGTTATCTAAAGTTCATTAAATATAGCCTCTATTTCTTCAATGGTAATAGCATTATCATTATTAACTGCATTCACCTCCTCCGGGGTGTATGATGGTTTGTTTTGTGCTTTAGCCCATTCTGGTATGGTTGGATCTGTCTCATACATATCTCCTGATATTTCTTTTCCATTCAAGCGGGGTTTGTTTTTTAGCTGTTCATAATCATCCATTATGTATATTTGCTCACATTCAATTCTTAATTCAGTATCATTTTCCATTTCAAGTTCAATTTCTGTCATATCATCCCCTCTTTCAATATATCTTCAACTGGTACTGACTTGATATTGCTTGCAATTACATTTTCATCTTTTGTCTTTGCCCTGACCTGTATCAATACATTCTTCATAGCATCAAGCTGCAGTGTTTCATCTTGAGATAATTTAATAAATAATGTTTCATCCGAAGTATTCAATTGATCCATGGACTTCTCAAACTCATATTTTCCCTGTTTAAAGGTTACATATATTTTTTCCAAATTATTTATATCACAACCTTTTAATTTTATTTTGATTGTTGGAGTTGTTCCTCTTCTCATACTTCACCTCTTGTCTCAAAACTTATATTGCATCAATTTCCTTGGTACTTATAGTTTCTATTTTATCTACTTTTTGATTGACACTTTCAATTTGTTTTCTAACAGCCTCCCCCGCTGTATCGTATGACTCTCCTGCAAATCCTTTTCTCACATCCTTAAGCTCTGCTTCGTAGTTGCCAAATCTTTTTAACAATTGTTCCACAAGTGTAGTCTGCTTTTCCTCTTCCTCATCACCAAATCTCATTTTTCCAGTACATTTAACAATTATGTTGAACGATATCAGCTTACTGTCACCATCTATCACTCTGATCTGCATAACATTCTGCCCTGCATGAAAAAATGACTCAGAAGGAATAATCGTAATCGTATTTCCATCCACTTCTGCCAAGGCTTTATTAGGCTCAGCCATAGTTCTTGTACACATACTGTACACAACTGCTGCCGCTGTACCCGGAATAGTGTAATCCTTTATATCAAACTCTAATGCGATTGAATTTGTGCCCTCAGTTACCTCTATTGGAGCCTGAAGCACATTCTTTGTAACATATATGTCTCTTTTGATAGTCTGCATTCAAATATCTCCTTTCCTATGCAGGAATAAATCTAACTATATATCTTCCAGCCGGTTCTACACCTGACTCAAGGAAATCATACCAGGATCTCGCATATTGTCTTCGTGCTTCTTCCTCTTCCACACCGGCTCTCTCAAAGTTCTTGAGGTAAGCTGAAGCAAGATACTCCGGTGTCTCTGTACTTGTTTTAAATTGAGACCATGTCAGATTATACGCAGATGTTTTAATCCATTCACCTGTAGATTCTGATAACTGATCAATCCAATATAACTGTACTGTTCCATCTCCTATATCGTATCCGTTAGCCTTTGCCCAATTTGTATATTTGGTTGCCGGAGTCCACTGCACCAGTCCATAGCCACCGGAATAGTTGCCCTCTTTAAGGCTTTGCCACAATCCAGGATTAATGGTTGATTCTCTCTGCATATTTCCAAGCAGGCCTGAGATTGCATTGATTGTCCAGCCTTTATCACTTAGATATGTATAAATTTCTTTGGCATTGCTCTCCATCTCTCCCTGCGTCAAATATTTATTATTACTAATCATGGATAAGCACCCTCTTTCGATTTTCCTCCTATAAGCAGGCCTCCAACATAATTCTCATAAGTTCCATCCGAATACTCTACTGTTCCGGTAAATCCGTTATATCCGTTTACACCGAATGACTGGCAATCAACATATACCTCGCCAGTCTTAAACATTCTAAATAATGCATTTTCAGTACCGATTTTAAAAATTTCATTACTTACTGCAAAAATTCTCCCGACAGTATTACCACTTTTGTCCATGATCTTCATCTCCCCCTCTGAGATCTCTACTCTTCGGCCAAATTCATCACTTCCACAAGTGTATTTACCATTTGTCAGTATTCCATCTTTATCCATGATAGTTAGGATAGCTCCATTACCATCTAATACTTTTATAATGCCTGCTATGTTGTCTATTCCGCCAATGGTCAATGTTCCTCCATATATCCTGTCTGCCAGCATGGTTCCGGCTATAATATAGTCGGCAAAAAAGCCTTTCCCGGTTCCGAATGTACTCCATATCCAGTCTTTTCCATCAGCGGTCCTTTTGGATGCAATCTCAAATCCCATTGATCCAAGGCACATAGCTCCGAACGTAGGTGAATCAGGGTTTAAATCCTCAAAAAGCATGGCTCGTACATCCTGCTTTTGAGCTACATCACGTAGTGCATGAAACTGTGTTTTCACTGCATCCAGTATTCCCTGCACCTGAGAGCCGATCACAGATCCATCTTCTCTGATTGCGCTCTCAATTCGGTTATTAATACTGACCTGATTTGATATGTAATCAAATTGATAATCGCCCAGCGATACAGATAATATGCGGTCATTCACACAATCCCACTCTAATTCCGTAACTCTTGCATCTGTAACTATATCAAGATTATTGTTTCTACAATGTACGGTATCACCAAGAGACACTTCTACAAGCCCCTTGACATCGGCATACAGCTCTGTATCCTCAATCATTACCATATCCACAGATATAGTTACTTGAGGCTTGTCTGCCCCCGCTTCCCACTGTTCCTGACAGCGTTTTCTAAGTGCAGCCTCCAGTTGTGCCGGTGTATCGCATATGATCACACCTTTCGATTCATCATCTTCCTGTGCATCAGCTCTCATTTTTACATCTTCAAATTTCATTGTTGAATATTTGACTGTTGGATATTTGTCTATAAGAGGGGAATCAACCCAAGGAGCATCCCCATCTATCTGATATCCGTTATATGCCTGTGGAATGATCCGGGTAACCACATTTCTTAGGTCAACCTCCTCTTTCATTCCGTTCTCAGCAATGTTTTTTCCGTAAAGGATCTCAACACCTCTGTCGCTGCCAGCATGACGATTTATTATCGCTTTGTAATTATCATATACGATTTCACCGCCCCATCTCTTAACAAAAGAATTCTCATCGTCACCATTGATGGCTTCGATGAGATTTTTATTTTGGTAATATGCAGTTCCAGTCGATGTAATATCTGTTTTGGCTGTATACTTTTTATTCGGTGCAGTCATGATATCAAGAGCCTGCTGCCCTGTTTTGTCAGTTGGACGGACATCCAAAAGGAAACAATCATCTGCCGCATCCATAAATATAGGCTGCAGATCAGCAGATATTCCTGAATCACTTTTTTCCTTATGAGTTATTCTGAAAAGCTGCTCTCCATTAAAGGAAGGCATCTTAACAACTGCTCCCTCTTTAATATACTTCCAGCGGTCTTCTGAATCCTTTGGATGTTCAAGCGTTACCTCCCATATTCCATTCAATACGGCATGAACGGATGCACTTGAAGGAAATAATGACATATCTCCGTTCTGATCAAAGTTTGTATTTTCAATGTTATATATCTGGATCATAAGCACCTCCAATTAGGTATCACTTTCAGATTTCCTCCGTAAAATTCAATCTTGTTGTTTCCCGGCTGTAGATACATATCTTCATAATTTCCTGACACTTTGGTATTATTCAAAATACCATCCTCGCGATACGCGATCATCCGATCTGTATCTATGGTCAGATTTTGACCAACATTAGCAGTCATCGTTTTTCCATTGATCTTAAGCGTACACATACCTTCTGCTGCGATCTTATATGTCGGATGACACTCTATATAAGGATTCCAGCAAACATCTTCTATGTCATATTCCATTGCACCATCTACGGAATATTGAAGCCCATCCAGTGTGTGAAATATCGCTGTAAAATTGCCTATCCGCTCAGATGTCCTCTCATTATCATCTAATTCAACATAGGTTATTTTATAAAAAAAGCCTGCATCATCAGATATAATAAGTTTTGCATTTCTTTCTGACAGCCACTGTTTTGCCATTCTCCAGCGATCATTCCACCTGTCTACTGCTCCGATATAATTAAATGGTATCTTTATTGGTGTTGCTGCATATGTACCATTAAACTTGTATATTGTTCCATCCCGCCCTGATAGTTTTACCTCTTCCATATTCGGCTGAGCGGCAGGAATAGATATCAACTCCCGGGCAAATATCTGAAGCGAAGAGCCTCTTATGTCATTGTATTGTATGTCCTGCATTATTTTCCTTTCGCCCCCTGTGTTGCTAATGTCTTATTTGCCATCTGCTTAAGAACGAGATTTGTAAGTAATGTGATCGACTTCTTATCTCCAATATAAATGTTATTCTCCGCAGTCATTGATATTGATTTGAATGCTTCAACGATCATTGCGGCCAATGTTGCATTATTTGCATCATTTTCTTCTCTGATGTAGTCCTTTAACAGTTTAATTGGAAGTACCGCCTCTTTTCCAGCCTCTCCCCCTCCCATCAGGGAATCTCCATTTGCACCAAATATGGTCGGACTGTTCAGGATTCCTCCGTTTGCATACCAATCCACGGAAAATTTAGGTACCTTAAGTGGGGAAAGTGACCACTCTCCACTCGCTTTAAAATGAGGCAACTTTATTTTTGGTAATTTCCAATCGAAATCGAAGAATCCTTTAATCTTATCAATAGCTCCCTTGATAAAATCGGCTACAGCTCCGAATATGGCATTTACACCATCCCTGAACCATTCGCACTTATTATAAAGTGTCACAAAAATGGCTATAAGTGCTGCAACTGCCGCAATAATTATAAGTATTGGATTAGCGGCCATGACTGCATTTACTGCTGCAAAACCAGTTTTTATAGGCCCCAATACAGGTGCAATTTTAGATATAATGCCAATTAGTGACGAAACCCCTCCTGATACCTTGCTTATGATAGAAATCACAGGGCCAACTGCTGCTGCAAGAAGAGCACATTTGATGATCATATTCTGTGTTTCTGGTGACAATGAATTCCATGAATTGATAATGTCCTTAAGAATCGGTGTTACTGTCTGAAGACATTGTGCTAGTATTGGTCCTAATGCATTGCCAAGTTCAAACCCTTCATCCTTTAACTGATTTAATGTGAGTTTGAACTGATCTGCCGGGTCCAACGTTGCATTAAATGTATCACTGACACTTCCAACATTGTCATTCAATGATTTGCCTAGCTCTTCAAAATTCAGTTTTCCATCCTGGCAGAATTGCGCCAGTGCCGGTCCTGCTTTTGCCCCAAACAAATCAATGGCAGCATTGTATGCTTCTGTTGAATTATTTGCGCCTGACATTGTGCTTTGCAAATCTGACAAAGCCTGTTTCATAGATTTGCCTTCTCCAGATGCATTAACAAGAGCTTTTTTTAGGCCAGCCATCACCGTACTTGTATCAACACCTGACGTCTCACACTGTCCCAGGAAGGTTGCGGCATCTGCAGCTGACATACCAAGTTCCTTTAGTGATGCTGCATTAGATACCATTGAGGATGTAAGTGTGTCCATTGATATACCTGTATCCTGTCCTACTTTATTCATGGTATCAAGAAGTGCCCCTGCATCCTTGGATTTGAGGTTGAATGCCTCCATAACCTTCTGGGTGTTATCAATCGAAGATGATACGTCAGTATCATTAAGCGAAGCGAACTCAACAAACTGTTGTGATAAATCTTCCAGTTCCTGTCCTGTCATATGAAACCTTGTATTGACTTCTCCAACCGCACTTCCTGCCGTTGCAAAATCTGTCGGAATACTCTTTGCTATGTTTCTTGCAGAAGTCTGCATTTCCTCAAGAGCATCTCCTGACGCACCGGTTTTTTCGACAATAATATCCATGCCTTCATCAACCTGTTCCCAGGCTGCCATTATTCCGGCACCTGCCGCTGCAATCGGTGCAGTAACATTTTTGTTTAATGAACTGCCGACGTTTCCGGTCGCATCACTAAAATTTTGTACCTTTTGGGAGTAATCCTCTAATGTTGCAGCACCACTTTCAAGCTTTTTGTTTACATCCTCTAGACCACTTTTGTAGTGATTTAGGGCAGCCTGTGCATTATCCAACTGCTGCCTTGTCTTTGATATTGCCTCTTCGTCTCTCTTTTCAGCATTCTCCTGTGCTTTAAGTATTTCGTTGAGCCTGTCAACCTTAGCTGTATAGGCTTCTGTCTGATTTTGTAAATACTCCTGAGTTGCCCTGAGTTTCTCCGCTGATGACGTGCTCTTGTCCCATTCCGACTTGGCAAGCTTGAAGGCAGATCTGTTTTCATTTACAGCATTATTTACTTCTGTCAGTGATTTCTTAAAGTCTACGGTACCGTCTACCTTTAATTTAAGCCCTACAGCTTTCATTTCACTGTCTGCCATATATCACACCCACTTTCTTTTTCTCGACCTCCTGCCACACTTCAAGGCACTCATTAAAAAAAATGGGATCCGAGTTAAAAAATTCATTTTCGCTCATACCCATCATTCTTGCAGCTACCATGTATTCAGCCCAGTTTATTTCGATTTCTTCTTTTTCTTCTTTTTCCTCTTCCTGGTCTGTGGCTGATTCTTTTTTGTGGCTTCTTTTTTTTTATATTTATCAACCTTTTTGCCGAATTCGTCAAACAGCTCTCTTATGGTCTCTGGATCCATCGGTGTCAAAATGAGTGCTTCGTCTTCATCTACCTTTAGACCGTTAGACCGAAGAATAATATAAATCAGCTTTGCGGCCGCTTCCATGTTCTCATCTTCTGATAATGCCTCTTTATTGATTACTTTGTCTAATCCATGTTTCTGGATTAGATATAATGTCATAAAATTAACCTTAACCTCCAGCTTTGTGCCATCGGTTAAGGTTATGATTTTCTCGTCCATAGGTCTAATTTTCCTTTACTGTTGCGGTCAATACTGCTGCAAGATCTGCTTTGGTCAGGATAGGCTTGCTGAAGAATTTATCCTCTGTAATTCCTTCCGGTGCAGATGCACTCTCTACCCTTGCAACAATGTCTCCATCCCCATTGAATGGATATGCTTTGATTTTGATTGTATCTGTCTGCTCGTTTGCCTTCTCCTCAGATGTTGATGTATCATCAGAGTTCTCACTTAGCTTGCACTTTGGATACCAGTCGTATCTATATCCGCCTTTTCTTAATTTGACCACCTTACCATAAGCAAAATATGGTCGTGGTCTGTTTCCTCCTGAAAGAATAAGACCATCCGCATCAACATTGTCTCCACGTAATTTTGCAAGTGTATCAGCCGGAAATGCAACAATTTCCACCTCGATATCTGTTGAAGTTGTTGTAATATCACTGTCATACACTGCTCCTGACGCGTATGTATCAGTTGGTTCTCCATTTTCCGTGACTTTTACGCTTTTAACTACTTCTGTCTTCTCCACCTCTTCCGCAAATGTGGATGTCCACCTGCCATCTGTATCCATTGTATTGAAGCACAGATACTGAGCTCCTACTGTTTCCTTCATTGGTGGTCTCTTAGTTTTAATTGCCATAATTGCCTCCTGTTCTATAAATCCAATGCTGCTATCATCTTTTTATAGTATCTTTCTTTGTTCTGTTCAAATAATGGTTTCAAGTGAGCTTTTGCGCTCATTTTTTTCGTGCCATGTTCAAGCATCGGTCCGTAATACTTGCCCCATCCCACATCTATTCCTGTCTTATCACGCTTATAACTAAATGAGTCAACCAGATGTGTATATCCCGGAGCTGTGACATTTCTCCTTGGCTTTGGCAGGCGCAACAGGTCGTTAACAAACTCCTTTGCTCCCTCCTCTATTGCATCCAGAGCGCTTTTTTCGTCCACTTTTGAAAGATAGCTTCCAAGCATATCCTGAAATTCTTCCATTCCGGAATCTTCAAATGTAATATCATTCATTCATTGTCTCCAGCGAGAAATACGAGTGCCAAATTTTATCGTCTGTAATAAATTCATGCAGGATAGTTGGGTGTAGTCCCTTTTTGCGCATCATATCTCTCAGCATTATCAGCTTTTCATTTCTTGGTGTGCGAGAATAAAAGCTTACCTGCCATGTGATTTTATCTTCATAGTTGTCACCTGATGCCATCACATCATCCCATGCTATTTCCCAATAATCAATTCTCGGAAACTTCTTTCCATTATCAAGATCAGATATTCCTTCATTGACCGGACAGCCAGTGGCATGTAACATCTCACTAAGTTCCTGTTTCGTCATCATATACCTCCCTGTCATATGCCGGAGTCTTAAGTGTCAGTTCTGTTTCTTTGAAACCGTCTTTAGTGGTCACGTGAGCCACATTGTATATCTCATGCTGTGCTCCATCTATTACACAGATGCACTTGCTGTTGACCTGCTTATACTGTGGAATACTGATTTTCATTGTAACCTCTATTCCATCTGCAGACAGCTTAGCTCGTGTTGTATCAAATACAGAAAGCTCCCTGTACCAGATATGCATCCCGGTAGATCTTACCTTTTCCACCGGAAAGTCCTGCAAATTATCCTCCTCTATCCTGAGAAGTTCCAGCACACCATCTGTATATTCAGGCATTGCCATCCACTTCCACCTCCGTTTCCATCTGCCACGTTAAAATCATACTTGAATAATTATCCATAAACTCACTGACTCTATGATGATATGCATAATACATGTAATTTTTAAGCAGCATCCTATATGTCAGATCTGTTGTGATATTGCAGCCGGGATTTAAGCTCCCGACTGTACATTCACCCTCTCTTGCAAGATTTGCAAGCTGACTGTCTTCGTAATATGGCGGAATCTGGAATTCTGCCCTCATCTCTGATACCAGTGCTGTCAGTTCTGTGTTCTCCATATTACTGCCTCTCTTTTATTATTCCTGTCCAGCCTGAACGATTGTAGCCTGTGTTACAGGGAGCACATACTCCTCCAGCTTAGTTACATCAAAGATAACTGCAACATTGTCATCAACAGCACGGCCGTTTGCATAACATGATGCGATAATGAGATCTGCGTTCTCCATAGCCTTTGTCTGATCATACTCATTCACTCTTACACCGGTTGTTCCCATAGTGTAGTATCCTGCAATTGTAAATGCAGCCTTCCCCTTCGGACAATTTGCATCTACGATTTTCTCGATGTCAATGAATGACTTGTTGACATATCCACCTGTGAGCGCTTCTCCATACATGCATGGATCAACATATTCTGCCTCGTCTGACGGATTACAGATAAGATACAGCTTGTCTACAACACGCTTTCCATTATTGGTAAGAGTCTTTCGCACATCTGAGAGTCCTTTAGGGCTGAATTTTGTGATGTTTGTCACAACCGTCTTAGCCTTGTTGGTACCATCGCTGTTGGATGTTCCAATCTGGCGGAAAATACCAATCGGTCCTGTCTTTCCATCTCCATCAAGATATCCCTTTACAAGACCATCCTGCATAGCTTCAGACAGAATTGCCATAAAATAACGGTCAACAAACTCAAGCGAAAGCTCTCTGATTGCCTTTGGAATAACTAAGTAAGCGGTGAGCATGTGAAGGTCAATGTTAAGTGCTGAAATCTCTGTGCTCAGCTCACCCTTAACTGAGTCTGTTAGAGCTCCCCATACTGCTGCACCTGTATGTGATGCAACGATCCACTTCTTGACATTGGCAGGTGCCATGTTGACAAGATTAAGGATTGGTGATGCTTTCTTGACATCATCAAGTGTTCTGTCAATGATTTCAGTCGGAATGATATCAATCTGATTGGCCGTGATTGACTGCTTGATATCCTTGAAGCCTTCATAGAATTTCTTTTCTTCCTGTGAAAGATTCCTGAGTCCAAGCTGCTTCTTGAAGTCGGCATCATGGCTGGCTCTTTCTGCCTCAGCAACAACCTGATTTACTAAGTCCTCATGCGCTGCCTCCTGGATCATCTCAATAGACTGCATGATAGCTTCAGCTTTCTTCTCTGCCGGAGCATCATTGAGTAACTGCATTACTTTTTCCTGAACTTCTTTGTTGATAGATTCAATCTTCATTGTTTTCCTCCTTAATTGAAAAATGAGCCCCAATCGTTGCTCTTAGGTTTATCTGCTTCTTTGTGTGTCAACTGATAAAATTCAGCTAACTGCCTCTCATGTTCGCTCTTGTTACAGAGCTGTTTCTTCAGCGCCTCATTCTCTTTAAGCACCTGCTGCAAAGTGGAATTATCCGGATTTTCCGGTTTATCAAGATTTTCCAGTCCAATTTCGTCGATGAAACCATACTCTAATGCCTTCTGTGGTGACAATGTGGTCTCCTTGTGCATCATTTCACGGACTTCATCCTCTGAAATCTTTGCACGCTGCATAAATAAAGCTATGCAGCTCTCCATTGCAACATCCAGATTATCTGCCTCTGCCCTTAAATCTGCTGCATTTCCTGTTACTGTTTCCCACATATCATGAATAATGGCCGTGGTGCCCTGTCCCATTATTCGTTTGTCACACGCCTGTAAAATTGTGAATGCAATAGAATGACACACTCCCATTACTATTCCGGTCTTGTATGAGCCATGCTGCTTGAGCATATTATAAATCGCAGTGCCCTGATCAACGCTTCCGCCATTCGAATTAAAGTAAATCTTAATCTCATCTGTCTCCGGAATGGCGTCCAAAAGTTCTTTGAAATGCTTTGCAGATGTTTCAGAATCTTCATACTGCCATGTTTCCCAGTTAAAAGGACCTGTCTTTTTGATTTCGTCATATATGTAAATTTCATGAACATTGTCCGTCTGCTGGAATCTGTAGATTACATTTTTGTTCTTCATAATTCTGTTCCTTTCTCTTGATTACTGTTTAACGGACAGCTCCGAGATATCCGGATCACCTCCATCTAATCACTTTTAATTGATGTGCCATTGTTACCCTCCTCTCCATAATTTTTAGTCAACGCTCTCGCTTTAGAGAACTCAGTGTTAAGCAAAGGATATCCCACCATTGCTCTGATTTCGTCATACGAGAAGCCAATTCCACGAAGCTTATCAAGATTAACTGCACTATCCACCACATCAACATGTTTAAAGCGTGCCAGCCATACCATTACCTTTTCATTTTTCCTGCTGTAATCATCTTCACCGACTATGTAGGCAGTCAGCGTATCGTTTATAACTTCCGCAACCGGGCCGACAGCATAGGTGATAAATTCATTGGTGGCATCTGACTGCTCTGTGATATTGCCATTAAATACTGCTTCCGGAATGTCAAAGGCATTGGCTGCTTCGTTGTTTATGGCCAAGGCAACCTTGGCAAGCTCCTCCGCTTTTGCGCTCGCATTTATCTGTATATTTTCAAGTGAGACACCTTCCGACTCTGTCATTACCGTCAGATCTTCGCTCTCAAGCAGTCTCTTGATTTTCTCCGCATACATGTCCTTTGTGACTATCTTGTCAGTTCCATCAGCCTGCTTTTCCCTGAAGGACTGTGCTGTACCCAGCTTCAGTTTAAATTTTGGCTGATTGGATAGACGAATCATGTAATTGATTGCATTGAGCGTATTGTTGTATTGATTCACAACGGACTCCAGGTACACTCTTATCTTTGCATTGTCGTACCGTAAGTGGATCACCTCTGATGACATAAATTTTTTGTATAAACCATACTGTTCCCCTGCACATTCAAGCGTTATGTTGCTGTATATGCGCTCTGACAGCACACTGTTTGACACCTGCCATGCAGACGCTTTGTAATATTTGCCGTTCATTGGGATGATAAGTGCTTCCTGTGTCCATAACAGTTCTCTTATAATCCTTGTCCAGAAATAAGTTCCACACTCATGGTCATTTGGCATTACATTGAGTCTGTACTCTATACTGCTTTTCTGTTTGCTGTCTGTCTGGACTATTATGTCAGACTTTGCAATTGCCCTTGCAATCATCATCACAGCTTTTTCAATTGCCAGCTTTGACAGATTAAGCTTTTCCAAGTCAAGCGTAATAATCTCTGCCATAGACTGCATTTCTTTATTCTTTTTTTGAAACAGGAAATCAAACATTGCTGCCTCCTAAATGTATATTATTTGAACTTCCAGCTCATCTTTGCAGAACATTGCAACATCAAAAGCCATGAACCCATCATTTTTCCTGAGCTTCGGTTCTACCTTTCCAAACATCTTATTGCCATATTTATCTTCGGTAACACTTGTATTGTTGGTGTACCAACGCATTATTGCTGATGCTCCAAAATTAATCATGCCCTGACTGAACATGGACTGGATAAATGGTGCAATTATTCCGGTTGCTGATGTAATCTTCCGGATCAGCCGGACTACACCGTTCGGATTCTTACGATCCTCAATCGTAAGGCCCCGTTCCTCGAATGCCATCTTAAACAGAGTGTAACGGTATGTATCCATTGCTATCTTCTTGACATCATATTCGGCACATCTTTCCATGCACCAATCAACTATGCTATTAACATCGATTACAGGTCCCGGTACCACCTCGAAATCATTAAATTCGGTCTGCCCTATGTTCTTAAGCGGGAACTTGATGGAGTCTAAAAAAGGCGATTCAGCACAAATCCATGTGTGCTGTCGCCATATATATTCTCCTGATTCAGTTTTTGTCAAGACTCCCGCCGATGCAAAGTCCCTTATGTCAGCATAATCGATTCCAATTACAGCCGGCTGCCCTTTTGTATCGATTGTCATTCTTGGCTTTTTCAGTTCTAATTCCTCTGTCGTACTGCCCTCATAACATGCACGCAATACATTCAGCCATGTTGTGACCGTTTCCTCTTCCTTTCGTGCCGATCTGTCCATTCGTTTTGTAATAAATTCCGGTCTCTTTGACGGTATCTTTTTCATTTCAAGATAATCGTGCATTATCTGATTGGCCAGAATCGGCATATACTCCATTGATGGGTTGGCTTTGTGCCATGCATCAGGAATATCAACCTCTTTCATGCTGTCAATTTCGCAGATGAATGGATAATATCCCAGTGGATTTTCACCGGTTTCAAGGATTTCAGCGCACATTGATGAAATCTCATCCAACGGACCGTCTCTGACGTAGCCATCTGTTGTTATAATAAACTCTCTGGAATGTTTGACTTTTCCGAATGAAGACTCAAACACATTTATCTGATCATAATTCTCGTAAGCATGAATCTCATTGAGCACCAGGCATCCGGTTTGCTTGCCGTCTTTGGTTTTGGCATTTGAAGTGTTATATTTCATTTCAGAGCCTGTTGCAAGGTTCGTAATCAGCTCCTTTGTTACTGAAAATTTTCCTTTGAACTTTGCATTTTCATGTAACATCTCATAGGCAACCTTGAAAGTGTCCTTGACCTGGTCTTCTGAATTGGCCACAATCTCAACATGATAATTTCTGACACCATACAGAGGTGTCTGCAAAAAATTTGCCAAGGGAACAATGAAGCCGTCCTTTCCGTTTCCACGTCCTTCTTTGATGAAAAACTTTGGGAATACCGGAATATCGTCTTTGTACATGAATACAAACGCGGATATAAACTTCTGGTATGGAAATAGCTCATAATAATTTACTTTGCAGTATTCGAGACAATTCTCATAGGTCTCTTTATCGAAAAAAATATCATTCCGCTTAAGTAATGGCTTTACAATGTTCTTGATAAGCTGTTTTCGCTTTTTATTTATCCACTTCGGATGTTCTTTGACATATTTGAGATAATCATCAATTTCCTTACAGATAACCATCTGTTGCTTTTTCCGGTTCAGGTACCGGATCCTTGAGTCTCAGATCAGCTAAAATCTTGAGCATAGTTGCTGTGGTTTTTTGCAGATTGACAACAGAATCATTTGTTTTCTCGACTTCAACTCCGTTTCCGTTAATAGTCTTGTATCTGAGCCCTTTAGACTTGATGTCACTAATCAGCTTCTTTTTCAGTGACCAATAATATACATAATCGTCAATCATGTCTTTGTAAAACTCTGCATTCATTCCCCGAAGCTCCAACTGCTTGACCAAAGAATCTCTTATTTCCGTTTTTGTCAATCCGCTCACCTCCCTTTTTCTCAAAATATGTCTGTTTTTTGTGTATAATTTGCATATTTTTTAACGGTTTTTATTTATAAAAATAACTGTATTTTTATGTTCTTCGAAAAATTTCTTCTTAAAGTAATTTTTGAAATTGGTACCCCTTGCCCTTTTCACGCGAGATTTCAAAATTTTTCCGGAGTCATGCCCACATGCCCGTTCGCCATTCAAGAAAATTTCGCAAAAATTGACCGGGGGGGTATTACCAACGCTCCCGGCTCGCAAGTTTCTTTTTTCTTTTGAACTTGTGAGGCACTCTGCCATGTCTGATGTTGTGACAACGAACGCACAGACTAATAAGATTGTCATTGTCCAATGCAAGCTCCGGATGCTCCTTCAGTTCCTGTATGTGATGTACCTGCTCCGCCCTTGCTATCTTCTTTTCTTTCTCCGGCAGCCATTTTCCTTCTGCCACAGCCTTTTGGATTCTTGCCCTGCAGTCCTGACACTCAAAGCGATCCCGCTTTAATATCTCTATTCTTTTAGTTTGCCATGCCTTACTGTCATAAAACTTCTTTGCTTCTGTATCTGTCATTATTCCAAAATAAAAAGGACCGGCCCTTTTGCCAATCCTTTATGCTTACACTATATCACACATCAAACGGACAAAACGGACAACTTTATTTATTTCCTTTCTGAGACTGCTGCAGATATCTGTCATGTTGCTTGCGCGCACTGTCGGCTGTAATGCCTATCTTCTGTGCCACTGTGTTCCAAGAATAGCACCTGACATGACGATACAACATAATCTGTCGAACGACTGTGTCGTCTATTGATATAATCCATGAGATAATTCTGTCCTGCTGCTGATTGAGCTTTCTCTTCTTGGCTTCAATCAGCTCTCTTACACTCACAGCCTTAATTGCCAAGTCTGCCATCTGGTCACTGCTTCCAGTTCCCGGAGTGAATGGCAAGCCTGTAATCTGCATTGCTTTTCCTTCCGCTTTGCTTTCAATCAGCTCCAGTTGTTCTTCCCACATCTTGATTTCTTTTTTGATATAATATACGCTTGTTAATTCTTTCTTCGTCATTTGTCACTCCTCAAATCCGAACCATGCGAGCATAGATATAAAACGCTGCATTGATACCATTGTACCTAACCTCTGCATCCAGGAACTTGTATCCCGGATATTCTTTGATGAGTTCTGTCTCTAATACTGTGTGGTCTTTGGCCATCTTCTCAACACGGCGCTTCTTGAACTTGCTATAGCTCTTTGTCGGCTCCGGTGGCTTCTTTAAGTTTCTTGAGCTCACCCACCGCTTAGTACCGTGTGGATTTCTTGATATATATTCTCCTAAACCTGTGATGAGAAAATCATCATCAGGTGATATTCTTCGTGTGTTTGGTCTGTCGCATTTCTTCCAGAGCGATTCCAGCTCGTCTCTGTCCATGCCGTCTCCGGTCATGAGAATGTGAAAGTGTGGTCTCACATATCCATCAAATGCGAGCACGTATATGTACTTGATATTTTCCAGTCCTTTTCTTTTTCTCCGGTAATTTATCTTTGCTATAAAATTCTTGATATCTTTTCTCGCTCTCTCTTCGTCTGCCGGAAGCTTGTCATCATTCCACCCGAACGTGCACCACAGGTCACCTTTTCCAAAGTTGATATTCCCGAGCCTTATAAGATACCGCCTTGCATTTTTATCGTTTAAGTTTTTTTGAGCTTTGCTTGATGGTCTCTTTTTGGTCTTCGGCATGTCACTGAGCCTTGGGTAGCTTGGGTATATCTGGGCTTCAAGGAGAGTGGTCTGTGACTTTATGTTGGTGCACTTCGTGGTGGCTGTTCTGTACAGGCAGTTTACCTTGCCCTCTTTGAGAAGCTTCTCAAGCCTCTCCTCCTCGGTGTCATCTATGTATTTTTTGAAAGCCTCTTCGTAGTCGTAGTTGTCGTATCTTCTCATACTGTGTACTCTTAAATATAAAAATCCCTCATTTGTTAATACCCATTACGAGGACGGTAAAGAATTTTTACCTATATATTATGGGTTTACTGCTGCCTCTGTGCCGCTCTTATCTTTCTGTTGTATTCAGCCTGATACAGCAGCTTTTTGTCCGTTGTCAGAACGACTCGTTTAAGAGTTGTCTCATACTTTTTCAATTTCTCGCACGTCTGTTCCCAATCTTTCCATATTGTATCGGTTATGTTTCTTTTCATGGTTTTTCCTTTCCTCTATATATGTAGAGACACAGCCTGCTTGTGCAAGCTGTGTACACATGTCTTGTAATATTTGCAGGTCGGTGTGCAGTCGATAGAATCAAATTTACATTTTTGGGGTTTTATCGGTTTCATACCACTCAGTGTTCTGCTCTTCAACTGCTGCCTCCTTTAGTTCATATCCCATGCACTTTACCGGTCTGCTTGGTTTACCGCATTTTTCGTAGTACTTACAGTTTATGCATTCATTTCTGTTCATTTTGTTGTTCCTTTTCTTCCTGAATCTTATCGTATTCTCTAATCAATAGCAGTCCTATCACAAACTCTGTTGTTCCGATCAGGACAATCGTTGAGAGAATTCCATATACTATAAAATCTATTCCTGACATATTATTTCTCACTTTCTAATAACTCTGGATTGTCAAATATATTGCCGATAACTTCTACACATTTTCTTTCTTCCGTATAAAATCCTAAGTTACAGTAATTAGCCCCACTTTTCTTATTGCTTACATAACTGTAATCCAATGTCCAGTCCCCATTGCAATATTTTACAATCTCTGGATATTGTTCTTTTCTATCGCAAATATCATTCTCCCAAATCATATTACCGTTTTTATCTTTTAAGCCAGTACATTGGCAGAGGGTAGATACATCTACCTCAATCATATTAGGTACATCATTAGTCATGCCCCAAAGAATATAACCATTTTCCCATATCTGATAGTAATAGCCCTGCACCCATTTTCCATTGTCAACTCTCTTCGCTTTGAATAAATATCTATCGTTCATCTAATTTTCTCCTTTCGGTTTTTCACACAGCTCAAACTCGATAACCCACACCCACGGATTCGCATTCCATCCATAGCGGTCAAGGTCGGATTTCTTGATGGTGCTGTTCCATAATTCCCTGCCAAACAGCTCTCCCATAGTCATATCACAATATTTAATGGGGCTCGTACACAGACCATCTAAATCACAAGTATGTCCATCTGCTGATATTCTGGTTAAGCATGGTATTGTAAATCTAAAACCTTCATTCCACGCTCCATCTTCGTCAATCTCCTGTAACCGCTCCACTCTCACATCCGTAACCTTTAACCAGATGCGTGCAGCTTCTTTCGGCATGTGGATGGATGGGTGCCAGGTGTCGGCTGATGGATATTCATTATCCTCACATGAAGCACGGTACATGTAACATCCATATTCTTTTTTCTCACTATGATATATATGGTCGGTGCATGCTCCCTGTTCAGTATCCATTCCACAATCCCAACAAGGACACCATGCAAATGTCTCTCTGACATACAGGATATCGCCCGGCTGATATGGCGGTTCCAATGGGTTATCAAACATACTTTCGTTTTCATCGTATTCGTAGATTCCTGCGAATGAGCCATCTATTCTTCTTGTTACATAAAAACCACAAGCATCCTTTCGTCTTGTTTTTATCAAGCGTCTCGTACAACTCTTTCTTCCATCTAAAATTGCCCGGGCCATTTCCGTATTGAATAAAATCGGTTTAATTGCCATCTACCCCACCGCCTTTCACGATACGCATAACCGTCTGATATAGCGCAGCATTTCTTCCAACCAGCTTTGTTATGTATGTATCCAACTGCTCAACAACTGCATCCACATCATAGGCGGTCGGTTGTTCATCAATAACATTCATGATTTCCATCGAATCAATACAGTCAGAAAAATCTACATTTTCGAGTTTATCTGCATTAATCAGTCTCATCGTTCACCCTCCTGTTCCATGCTTTTATTTCTGCTCTCTCTGCGTCATTATAAGAACCCGCCCATGTTCCCCCACTTCTTCCGTGACAATTGTTGCAGATAATCTGCGCCCAAAATCCTTTATCTTCTCCCGGAATCCGTTCATAATTTATTTCAGCTTTTCCACCACAAAACGGGCATGGCTTTAATTCTTCATTCATCGTCTTTCCTCTTAACATTAGGTAAAGGGAGCTGGGGGTAAGGGCTCCCTTGTGTATAAATGGCTTACAAATCAGTTTTTCGTGATATAAATAATTCGCATGCCAGGTTTCTTTCGCTTTCGCAGGTGTTTCAACCTATAGCTCATAGTGTGGTGTCTCTATCCAGTAGAAATCCACTCCTGAGAGGAGTCTTAAGACCTCAAGCTCCGGCTTGTAGACAGGACTCGTGAAGCATATTCCGACTGCCATCTCGTCATTGCATGACACGAGCCAGTCTCCGTGCACTGCAAAGGTGCTTGGTGGATTTTCGTCATCGCGGCACTTATCTGGGTTGACCATTGCTAAGCGCGCATCGTTGATGAGGCGTGCTCCGCCCGGTGTCTTTACTACTGTCATCATATTGTCGTTCTGCATGATCTTAATCGGTGAGATTAGTGCTTCCTTTGTATCCTCCGCCATGTCCCACAGGAGTGGTTTTCTTTCCGTTTCAAACTGTGGGTCGTGTCCTTTCTGGTATGTCATGAACTCGCCCTTTTCCGGTGCAAGACCGCATGTCTTGATTACGGTACCTAAAAATTCCTTTGTGATTCTTGTGTTGTCGGCTTCTATTATCCAGCCGGTACCGTTTAGGATGTACATGCCTTTCTTTGTGAGACCGAACTTGACACCCCACGTTTTGTAATCAGTTTTTAAAATTTTTTCTAGTTTTGCGCAATCTATAAACATTTTCTGTCTCCTAACTTTGTGCTTCTCCATATCTGTCAACCTTGTCGCGGAGCCATTGTCTGATTTTCTCCGGAAAAATTAAATCTGATGCCAATAAGTGGCCACTGTGATGCTCCTCTGCTATGTAATCAGCCAATTTTGCCACCGTAAGAGTGTTCATATATTCTCTTCTTGTCATGCATGCTTCTATGACTTCTGTCTCTGGCTTTTCGTCCTCTGTCTCTGGCTCATTTTTCTCTATGCTTTGGGCTTCATTTTCTTCCTTTTCAATGCTCTCAGGCTCTGATTTTTCAAGGATTTGTGGGGATTTTTGCGCCGGCGCAATTTGCTCTCCAAGGCTCTTTTCTCCTGTCTGTTCCTCGGGCCTGTCTGCAGGCTCTCTATTATCCTCTCTGCAGTCTGTATCTCCGTCGGTGGAATCATCCTTTTGCTCTTCTCCTGCTCCAGGAGCCGGCTCATTATCTGCCACGCTTCCCGATTCAGTCTCTTCGACCTCATCAGTGCCAGCTTCTCCAACTGCTGCATTGTCATCCTCTGACTCAGGAGTTTCTGCTGTAGTATGCTCTCCTGTTGGCTCATTTTCCTGTACTTCATTATCTCCTCCAAAATGGTTCTGCCATGTCCGGGTGCCTGCTGCATCCTCATCAAAGATAGAGCGCATAACCTGGTAGAATTCCCACCATGACATATTTTTTGGTGTATCTCCGAACTTTTTAATTGTGACGCGGTTCTCATACATCATCATGAAATAGAGACCTTTTTTGAATGAACGGTTTCCGGCCGGATTTACGATTTCCGCAAAGCGGTTCATTGATTCCTCGTCAAACTCGTTTGAGTACACCTCATTGAGGATATCCTTGTTGTCCTCAAAAAATTTCTCTATCAGCTGACTTATGTCATCTGCCACACCTGCTGCAGGCTCGGTCTTATTGAATCTCTTTAGCTCTCTTATGTCCTCTCTTGATGCCTCAGGCTGTATCATCTGCCTGTCAGAGTCGGGGAGCTTGAGCATTTCCTCAAGCTGGCTTCTTCCAAGGTCCGTATACTCCGGTCTCAAGTGTTCTGAATATCCGTCAATCGAGTATTCGCGATTGATGGATATAAATCGGCTTGTTGTGGATGCCTCAAGTCCATACTCAGCCTTGGCAAATTCTGCTATACTCTTGTAGCCGTCATTCTCATAGAGTCTCTGGTCATCAATCTTTCTAAGCGCATAGCCAATTCTTACAAAGCTCTGCTTTACTCCTATGAGCTCCTGTCTTAATTTCTGTTTCATCTGGACCCAATCGTCCAGGGTCATTTGCACGTATTCCATATATCCTCCTATGCTGTAGCCATTACCGGCATATCTGCTATATTTGCTATTGGTACCGTGACGCGCGCCTGATGTCTGCGTTTCACGCTTTGTTTGAATTTTTCCAACACCTTGCTGATAGCTGTTTTGTCCGGCTGACGGTCAAACTCTGAATAATATTGCAGGATACGATCATCTTTCATGCTGATTTCCACGGTGTAATATGCCTTTTCCAGATTCTCTTTTTTTCGGAGAAATAGAATCCAGCTTTCTCCTGCTGCCATTTTTTTCATGTAATGGTCATCTCTTCCCACGCAATGATGGAGTGTACGTCCCTCAATCATCAATTCCTTGCAGGATCCGGCCGGAATAATCATGTATTTATCATTCTCCCAGAAATATCTTTTTGTCTCCGGCAATCGTTCTTTAATCTGCTGATCCAATTTGCTATATCCTTTCAGGCGTTTCTCATCTGCTCGTTTATTCCCAAGTTCGACCAAATAGTCATGTCTTGCCTTCAAATCTTTTGGTAATCTGACAATATCGTCCTCTGTGTTATATCCCTCTTCTTTTGCCATTCTGAGATAATCTCTCCATGTTGTTACCAGCTTTTTGGGAGGAACCGTCTGCTTTTTCATATAGTTGACCATTCTTGTCACGCTTTTTAGTTCTTTAAGTATCTCCTTGCACTCATAAACTCTCAGGTTTTTGTTTGTTAAATACTGTAATGCCTCTTGCGGGATTTTTACTTCCTCCAGTTCTTCATACTGCAGCCAGTCCAATGTGCACAGCCCGCCGTCCAGTTGTTTCATTCTGCTGACTCTGTTTCCGTCTAACTGCAACGCCCCTTGTAGGCTTTGTGCGTATGTACATATCTCGTCCGGGTCTCCCCACCAGCCATAATCATCAGTAATTTCTGCTGTCAATCTGCTTAATCCCGCCTTGGCCAGGTATTCCAGATATGGTTTATTGTGAAATGAGGTTATGAATTTATTGACATTGAACTTTCTTCCCTTATTGGCCAGCACGTCCATTCCGCTCAATTCCAGTTCTCCGGCCGGCAAAACCTCCTGCAAATTTCCCGGATATAGATACGATGATAAAAACCTTTTATTTTGCGGATTTCTATCCCAGAAATCCTGTTCCAACTCATCCGCCTCCGGTATCGTTCCATACCAAACTTTCCCCCAGCACTTTCCTTTTGGTATGATTACTCTTATCTGCTCAAACAGCTGTATTTCTTTCCCTTCTGCTGACCATTTGCATACTGCTTTGAATTGGCGTTCCACCCACTGCCTGCCGTATTTCTGTAATATAACAACCGGGGCTGTCCTCGTCTTTTCCTGCTGTCTGCTGTTTGCTGTTACTGATTGGCCGCACTTTGGACAGATGGTCTTTTCTCCGTGTTTCCATCCTTTTTTTTTCAAACTGCTGCATCCGCAAGCTGTACAGGTATACGCTGTTCTTTTCCCTGTTTTCTTGATAAATAGTATATGTCCCGGGAAAATCTCCTGCTCCAACCAGCTTTCTGCACCTTCCGGTACGCAAGGTATATCTGCCATTTGTTGATCTATCCTGTCTATTTTTCGTTCTATTGCTTTCTGTTTCTTTCTGCTGCTTAGATTTTCCTCATAGCCGTCTATGCTCCATGTGTCCAGGAAATCCTGTGCCCTCTCTTTTTCCTCATTTGAGGCCCATGTCATATCTGTAGAACAATAGTAATAGTCATTTTTCAGAGGTTCTAATCCCTCACATAGTCTGACTACGTTTTTCAGCCTGCAGGTGTACCATTTTCCATCTACCCAGGCACTGTGGTTTTCCATATCTGCAAAATACCGGCCTTTTAGGTCTCCTCCGAAAAACAGACTTATCTCCACAGCACGCTCCCCGTCAATCTCTAAGATCTGGCTTGTTGCTACCACCCTGTCCTTACTTGTTTTTTTCGGAGTGTTACATGGATCGCATTTTAAAAATTTTGTTCTTTTCATTTTTTCGTGCCTCCCATGTAGTAGTCTGTGATTATCTTCTTGGCTCTTGCCATGCCCGGTATGCCGAGTGTGACTTTGCTCGCTGATACGCCTGCTGCCTTGATGATATCCTTGTCCACCGTCTGCTGATTCTTGAAGGACCACATCAGGATGGCGGCTATACAGCCCTTCAATGTCTTGCCTTTCTTGCGGACATTATGAGCCAAGAGCTCATTCTCCATGCACTGGCCTCTTAGGTACTCCACCCAGTCTTCCATGATTTCCTTCGGCTTAAGCTCCGCCGCCTCGACATCGATCTTGCCGAGTGCCGCCGTGAGCTTATCGCAAAGCTCCGGGATTTCACCATGCGTGTATAGGTCCACGAAATCAGCCTGTATTCCATTTTCTTTTGCCACTACCTTGAGGGATTCTATGTCACCCTCGTTAAGCAGGTTTTCTGCAAGCTCGTTTATCTCACTAAACGAATCAAATTCTCCAAACTTATCAAACATATGGTTTCTCCTTTTTTAAAAAACTCCATTTATCGTATTTTCGCTCTGTATCTGTAAAATCCGGATAAAACTCATCCAGATATGCTCTGAACATGCCGAGCATCTCTTTTCTGTTTCCACTGCTGCCATTGTCCATCATATGATGGTGGTACCGGCATCCGACTGCTCCGTTCTGTCTGATGCCAAGTCCCATGGATGAGCGTGGTATGTAGTGCATGATGTCTGTTATATCCATCTCAGGGACTGCTGTCGGTGGCATCTCATAGCCTATCTGGCAGAATATGCACCGATAATTGTCACGCTCTCTTATGGCAGTGCGCTCTTTTTGTGAAAATTCAAGATATTTTGTATATTTAGGCATATGGATTTTTCCTCTTAATGTGTTATAATATTTTTATGGTTTTTCTTTTATTGTTGTTTTTCACGCAGAGTCCGGTCAGGAAATCAGATTTTCCCGACCGGTCTTTTTTATGCCTCAATCTGCATAATATATGGTGTGTCGCTCTCCATGCGCTCATTCACATCCTGAAGCATGATATCTGTCAGCTCCTTGAGCGTGTTGAACATGCTATCGGTGATGAGTCTCTTGTCGTGTCTTTCCTTCACTACTCCGATTATGTAGCCGGCTGTGAGTGCAGCTTCCTTTGTATCTGCGCTCTCCTCAATCTTTCCGATCATGCCGATGCACTTCTTAAATTCCTTGTACTGTTTCATTCCTGCTGTGTGCTTCTTAAATAATTTCATGGTTTTTCTCTCCTTATGATGCTGCTTTCTGTTCTTTTGCCACCTCTGATGTCATGATGCCGATATCAAGTGGCTTCTCTGCCTTGATGGCAGCGTTTAACTGTTCTGCTGTTTCAATTCCAAGTTTTTTGAGTGCCTCTTTAAGTTTGTTCTCCATAAGTGACCTCCTAATATACCCAAATCCTCATTCCGATTCTGCTTATTACTTCTTTGAGCTTGAAATCTGCTTTCTCCGTCTTTATCACCTTCCTTTCGCCGGAAATTTTCTTACTAAGTCTCTTGCTGCCATCTGAAATGCCTGTTCTCTCTCGTCTCCTGTGGCTCTGATGACCTCCCGGCCGTTCTGTAATATTTTGATTATGTGCTCACCGTCTTTTTCCCTCAGTGTCATTGAGAGATGATACCGCTTTTGACGAGGCGAATACGCACTATAAAATAGGTCTGTCAGTGTTTTCAATCCTTTTCAATCCTTTCTCTCTTAAATGCTACTTGCATATTTACTTCCTACAGCCGTATACTTTCCTTACAGGCACTGCCATGCCGAGTAAATGAAAGGTAATCTTGCAAATGAAACTAAATAATGATTGTATTCGTGATATTCTTTTAACGCTGGAGGAATTATGTACATTCGAAAATAAGTTCACCTATGATATAGAGTCTCAACCTCCACATTTATTAGCAAAATACTCACGTGAAGAAGTTCTCTATCACATTCGCCAATGTGAACATTCTGCCCTGATATTAAAACCGCTTTATTGCTATGGTGGCGATATAGTAGAAATTAGTGATCTTTCACCATCTGGACACGAATATCTTGCTAATATCCGTTCCGACAATATTTGGAACAAGACAAAAAAAGTTGCTGGTGAAATAGGTGCTACATCACTATCCGCAATGGTTCAAATCTCTAGTCAGATAATCACTGCTATCATAAAATCACAGTTTGGGCTTACATAAATCCTTTATCACATGCTCTATCACAAATTTCTTGCACTCAACCATCTCCTCTTTTGATGGCTGAGTGTTCGTCTTTTGTATGATCCATACAATCAACGCATATTTTGTCCACTTATTTTCAAGCCACCCTATCAAGCAAGTTATCAATGCTATGATGAATATTAGTTTCAATTTTTCTCACGCTCCTTCCTAAATCAGATTTCTCTCCGGTAAGCCCGGATGTATTCTTTATTGATTCAGCATGTTCTTGACTTCTGCCTTGAGCTCGACAAGGCTTGCAAGGTACGCTGCTTCTGTGAGGATTTTCTCTCTCTTGAGTTTCTGATACTGTTCCTCATTCCAGTCCTCTCTCGTGTTAGTACAGAAGCTGTTGTATTCTTCCTCTTTCTTGCAGTTCATCTCATCTGCTTTATCTATTTTCTCGAGGATTTTCTCGAGAATGAGCAATTCTTCCTTTGTCATGGCTTTTTCTCCTCTGCATCTTCAAATAAAGCTGGTCGATATGTTTCTTTTGCAATATGCTTCTTTGCCTCGTACCTCGATGTGATACAGCTTTCCAACTGTGCCATTGCCCGATCAAGCGCTTCCTTTTTCTCTTTGACGTTCGCCAGTCTGCCGAGTAGTTCTTTGTCCGAGACTTCTATTTCCAGTCCGATTCTCATTTGCTCTCCTTTTCCTGCATCCTGTCCAGCAACGTTTCCGTCTGCAGCACTGCAGTCTTTATCTCTTTTGCGTCTACACCAAACTCTCGCATCTTCTCTTCCAGTGGTACCGGCTCATGGTCTTTCTTGGGGTACTGCTGATATATGCTCTCTGCAGCATGGAGTCCGTACCGGTAATAGCATTTCAATGCCAGCTCCGGTGTGATGGTTCCTTTTCCCTTCACAGTGCATCTGCTCTTGTCCTTGTAGTTGAAAAATATTTTCCACAT